TAGATCGGCGTTTGTTTGGCAGGTAATGAACGTGCCTGCAAACTTAATCTTCATCAACTTACTGTTTACTACACCCGTAGTTGCCATGATGCTATTTCTTTAAAGTGTTTGTTTTTTGTTTCGCTTCTTTTTCATGGTCTGTTTTAGCGTCCGTCATTACTGCCCCCGCAAAAAAGCGGCTCATTGTTTCGGACGTTTGATCTTCCACAAACCCGGCAGGCGGCATACATCCCACAACGCCATAGGCTTTTTTTCTTGCCATTGTGCCATCTGGAACAGCGCACCCTTCGCCGTCATTGATAAGTGCCTCTACCTCTGGCTGAAACACGTCTATCACGCTGTCCTTACCATATCTTTTGCCGCCGATAATCTTGTCGACAAGTAGTTTTACCTTCATTTTATCGCGTTTTGTTGCTCGAAATTTGCTCCGAGCCGCTTAAATTCGTTTGTCATTATTCCGAGAACCCGGCCTTTGCTTCGCTCCCATGATGCCCGGAAAAAGGCCTTGCCACTCCAATTCTTTGTACCCTGCTCAACCATGTGCATATAATACCCGTCCGTTCTTCGCCCCTGAAAATTGCCCGTAGCCCGTCTTGCCAGTTTCGCCCCTACAAAAACCTTTGATTTTGCCCGGCTGAATTTGAGCACATTGATCGAGCGGCCTAAGTTGCCAGGGAAATATGTCGCCACCACCTTGCCAAGCCCCTTTGGAGCGCGAATCTTCTTTGTCAGTTTGGCCGTGCTGTATCGCTTATGCGGCTTTCTGCTTTTAGGGTCCGCCGCTTCTGCTGCCGATGCCGCATACGCACCACCCAAGGCCGCTACCCTCTGCCTATTGTCATAGAAGACCTTGGCGCACTTTTGCAGTTTTTTTACGGCATCTTGTATTTCTTGCTCGATTGTCACGATGGTATCATTACAATTTTTAACACCCCCCCAATGCCAGAAACATGGGCATCTGAAGTTCGGTACGGGTCGCCAAATTCAAGACCCGCCTCAACCGCGTCTTCGTCGCTGTCATATTCAGAGAATGAAGCCATCCATTCCCGCGCCCGGCGTTTAAAAGTGTCATTCATCGGGTATTCTTACTTGTTTAACCACCCCACCCATTCCGTACATATTGTTATCTGCCAGCATATACACGTCTTCAAACCCAAGTCCGTCAGCCACCGCGCTTTCGTCGCTGTCATAAACTGGTAAAAGAGCCATCCAAGCCTTGCTTTCGCTCACATAAGGCGTTCCAAATGGAAGGGGTGGAACGTCGCGCTTGTAACGAACATCGTAAATCGCTTGCCTGACAAACAGGTCATTTTCTTCATCAAAATCGTCTTTACGGCTTATGAAGCGTATCGCATCGAAATAATGAACTGCACTGTCGCTTGTCGTAACTCCACCAGCAAAACCATCAATACAAGCCCTTACCGCATTGTCAATCTGTTGAACCTTGTCGTATGTTTTTCCAAAAAATGTAGCGGCAATCTGCACATTGTCAACGCCGCTCACCTGTGTCTTTGAATCATTTGGTTTTGTATCCAGTAGCATTAGCGTCACAGCCGGATACTCCTTTTGTTGGGGCAACACCATCGGATAAACCGACGTAGAATTGAACAGCATCGCCACAGTGGTAGCGTCGTCCAGGATTATCTTTCTGATTGCCCCTACTGCGTTCATGTTTCATTGTCTCGTTTTTCTGCTTCGACAATCACAAACCTGTTTCTGCCAAGTTTTTGAATGTTGTGGATGTCGTACTCATTTCCTTCATACACAATCCTCATTCTTTCGTCAAGTGTGGGCCAAAAATCCCGGAACGTGAACCTGACAAGCCTAAATGCTACTATTTGCTGCTCCTCGCCGCGCATCCCTTCATCGCTTTGCGCCGTATAATCAACCTTTGCCCAAATGTCTTCAGCCAAAAAACTGGCTGTTTCTACCCATCCGCCCGTTGCGTCTGCCACACGGGAAAACTGCCGGATAGAGATGAGTTGATCCATCTGGCCGACATCTTTGAGCAGTTTTGATAGGTTGGCCATTTAAAGCATCCTTTGGGGCATAAGAAGCGCGTGTGCGCTTCTTTGTCTCGCTGCGTTACCACCGCCAAGCGGTATACCTTCTCTGTTTTCATACAAAAAGGCGATTCGTTGTAGCATTGATTGCATGGTGGTTTTGGGTATCCCTGTCGCTGCCGTTGCACCTGCCACATAAATCACTTTAATTGCATTCGGAACACTTGTGTCGTGACTTGGAAATCCGTTTTTTGCAACTATTCGACAAGGTTCTGTCACCAAATCAGTGCTGTAATTAGCCGTATCCCAAACCACATAAGAACCGCCGCTCAAATAAGAAACGGACGTTACACTTTGAATTGGGGCCACCGAAAGGCGAAGGCCGCACGATTGCCAGCAATCAAAATAATCCTCAATGGTTTGCGTCAATAAAGCCCGTCCTGTGCCTTGCTCCGCCTCCGAAACCGCCGTTTTAACCAGGTCATCAACCAACGTATCCTCAGATGTTACGGACGCGGGTATCTTAAGCCATGTTTTTACATAAGCCGTCGTAAACGGGAATAAAACAGGGGCCGTTGTTACCTTGTACGCCATCTTGTTTGATGTTGCGGCATTACCGCCTTTTCTCTCTTAAAAGCCGAGGTGTCAGTCACCAAAGGCTCGGCATTGCCCGCCATGATAGCAGCCATTGCCTCTTTTTCTGGAAGGTCGTACTCAACGCCCGCCGTTAAATCGCCTTTGGTGACTGTCGCCCGTATTTTCATGCTTACGTTTTCTGCAAAAGCGGTTTGATTGCGTCTTGGATAATCAAATTGCCGTCCAATCGCGTCCAACCCATAAAGCCAACGGTAAAGGAGTTCCAATACACGCTGTCGTTCCGCTCCAGGCTCACGCCTTCGATGCGACGGATCACATACTTGGAGAAATCCCCAAAGTAGATGTGCTTCGTTGCCGCAACCGGAAGACCCGCGCTCAAGTCTGGCAAGTCGTTATTGATGAAAACGGGGTAGTTGAGCAGCATATCAGGCTCACCCGCGATCTTCAAATCGGCGAAAAGGTGTGTGGTGTCCGTGCTGAAATCAAGGGTACGCAAGTAGCCAAGCGTGTTACGGTGCATCATCCAACCAACGTTTGCGCCCTGACTGTAATACTTGTCCACACTATACAAGTGCTTAACAAGCTCCGCCTTCGTGATACCCGTTGCCGATGCGACTGTGGTAGTTCCTGTTGCGGTCACAGCAACCGTCAAGCCATAAGGCTCGCTAGTGCCTGTGCCGTTGGTAAGGACGCTGTTTGCTTTGCGATTGATGCGCTGTGCCAATTGCTCAGCCAAAACGCTTTGCAAAAGCCCCACGCGCTCGTCGTTGATAAGTTCGCGGCCAACTTTTACGATATTTGAATCAATCGTAAAGTCAGAGAACAACACGTTGCCAAACGTCAAGTCGGAAACGGTACGCGCTACACCCTGTCCTGAAATTGCGCCATTTACGGCGGTGTCGTCACCAGTAGGCCACTTCAAAGAGCCGCCAATAGTGTCGTTGTAGACGCGGCAAGCCTCAAGCATTCCGCCCTTCCAAATACCCTTCATCTCAAGTTCATTGCTGAATGATTGAGGCACAAGGAATCCGCCAAGGGAGTTCGTGGTAACGATCTGCGTGTTGGTGCCGCGAGTTTCGAGCATACGCATCTCGTCTTCAGGAAGGCGGGCGTATTGAGGGCGAACCATCCACCGCTTAAACACGTCCTCGTAGGACATATCGCGGTTTTCAAAGGCGGGGACGGCTGTTTTCGAGGTATTGGCTTTGCCGCGCTCCTGTTCGGCCTGCAACGAAATCAATTGCCGCTCGATTTTTTCAGCCTCAACCGCAACCTCAATTTCGGACTGGATACGGGTGCGGTCTTCTGCCGCTTTCACCCACCGCTCGTCTGTGGCAGAAGCCACACCCTGGCGGTGCAGGTCTTGTGAAAAGCGGAGATTAGATTCTAACTCCTGCTGTAGTTCAACCACAGATTTTGTCGTACTCATAGATCATTTTTTTTGCCCTGAAACTTGCCATTTCGAGTTCCAACTCCATAGCCAGCAATTCAGGATTGAAAGTGTTTGTTGTTGTTTCTTCTATTGTTTCGGCGGCATCTGCCACCGTTTCTGCTTCCCTTATTTCTTCTTTTTCAACCACATCAAAAGCCATATCCCTGCTCCGTTTGGCGATTGTGGTATCCGGATTTGCCGGGAAAACCACGGGCGAGGCATCGAAAACCACATCCACGTCGGTTAAAATCCGGTGTTCCTTGCCGTCGCGCATTTCCCACTTGTCGCCCGTCCTGCGCCCCGTATCGTCACGTCGAAGCGTAAAGCCCCACGAACTTTGGGTTATATCGCCTCTTTGCACCGCTACGCGGGCGTTTTGCCCGTTTGGACTGTCTGGCAAATCCACCTCGTACCACATCCCTACGTTATCCACGCCCACACGGGCAGTATTCGCCGATGTGCGGCCAAGGATGTTGTTGGGGTCGTGATTGAGTAAAACCCGAACATCTTGCAGGTTTGCGTTTTGCAGGGCAGTGGAGGAAACTTCCTCTGTGAACCAGCCCATGTCATAGGTGGAGCCAAAGCGAAGGGCATAGCCGCGAAGGGTAGATGTTTGGCTACCTTCATCGCTACGGATTTCCAGACCCGCCGGGGCGAATCTGCGCTCGTATGCCGCCTCAATCACTTCATTTTGCGGACTGTGCTTGCGGTGTTCCATCGTCTTGTTTTTTACCGCCGCTTCCCGGTTCGCCGGGGATTGGCGCGTTTTCTTCTTGTTCTTGCGTTTGCGTTTCCACTTTCCCATCGCTACCAATAATTGCCATGTTTACAGGGATAAGCATTTCGTCAAGCCCTTCGACTTTAGGCAGGTCGCGCAATGCTCTAACCTCATTCCTGCTCATCCATCCGTTTAGTATTGCAGAAGCAAAAAGGGTGCTTTGGCTTACACTGTCGCCCCTGAGTAAGCCCTCGAAATTGTGTCTGAAAAAGTATTTTTCACTCTCCTTTTCGTCGCGGGTGAGCAACTTGATAAGCATCTCTTGTTCTGCCTGCACCGCCCAAGGGCGAAGGCACAGCGTCACAAAGAGCGTGGTCATCATTTCTATGTTATTGAACGTCGCCCGATCCATATTTTGAAGCAGGTGGACGGGTACGCCAAACACGCGGGCAACCTCGTTCACCTGAAAGGAGCGGCTCTCATTGAGCATTGCTTCTTCGGGGTTTAGGCCAATCTTTTTCAAGTCCATGCCCGCATCAAGCACAAGCGTAGAGCCTGACTTTTTGCTACCTGAAACCCCTGCTATCTTCGTTTGTAGTTGCGCGTTTTGCTGCGCTGTCAATTGCCCCGGATAGGTCAATACCTTATCCACGCTTGCGTTATTCGAGAAAAAAGCGTTCCCGTATTGGTTTGCCCCAATCGCAAAGCCAAGGGTATCTCTGTGCGTTGCTGAAATATCAAGCCCGCGCGAAGTGTCTAGTGAAAAGCCTTTAATGTGCAAGACTTCCTGTGGAAGCAATACTTCCTGGTCCGTCTTTGCGCCGCGCTGCCATTGCCACACATAGCCCACCTTTCCTTCCTCTGTCATCGTTACGGCCACGCTGCCATTCATCAACTCAAATCGGATGGGCCTGCCTATGCCGTTGCGGTGGATACGCGCAAAAGCGTCTCCAAAGCAAGCGCGGGCAAATAATGCGCGGCGGAAGTCGTAGGAAGTGACGTTTGGGGATGGCTCCGTGCGAATAAGGTAGCGCACCGGGTGGCCTTTGGCGGGGGCTGCCCCGTCATCGTTTGTCTGGAATAAATCTAATGGAAGGGATGCCAGCGTTTCGCTGACTTTTCTAACAGCGTCCCATACAGCGGGAACGGAAAGTGCTTTTGCGATTGTAACCGATTGCCCGCCGCTCCAATCATTGGGCTGCCCCCATAAATCAGATGGGCTACAAGTTGCGGGGTTTAGGTCGCGCTGTTCGGGCGTATTAGACAGGCCGCTGCCCATCCATGCTGGTCGTATTGCGCGAAAAACATTCTCCCACATGATGGGTCAAAGTTCCGCAACTTCCGAGCCTAAAAAGGCAATACGAGGTTAACAAATGTTATCCAAAAGTTTGCATAGGATTGTTTTAGTTTGCATCTTTGTGCTGCCAATAGGCAAAGCGTGGTGCAGCGACGCTCAAAAATATTTACTTGCGTTTTAGTCTTTTCGGATGGCTGCACCACCTGAATATGATTAAGGCGCATTTTCATTTTTACATTATGGAAGATAAAATTCTGTGTCAAGTCTATACGACCACTGACTATGAAAAATTCAAAACCCTGGTAGCAAATCGAACTGTCAACAAGCTACACATTAGAAGGATTCGAGATTCAATGCACAAAAAAAGACTAATATGCCCCATTATCGTAAATGAATATTTTGAAATAATAGATGGCCAGCATAGATTTTGCGCATTAAAAGAGGCTGAAATGCCAATTGATTATATTGTCGTAAATGGGTATGGGGTGTATGAGGTGCAGGTTCTTAACTCTAATATGAAAAACTGGTCTAAGGGAGATTATTTAGACGCATTTTGTGAGATGGGGCACCCTACATACATTCTTTTTAAACGCTTCATGTCTCTATATCCCGATTTTTCCATTGGAATTTGTGAAATTCTAGCAAAGGGATCGTTTGTGGTAAAACATAAGAAAGACAGGTCTTTAACATCTAGTAAAACCGGAGCCATTACCGTAAGAACATTTGAAGAAGGCAATCTAATATTCGACGATTTATCAAAATCTTGCGAGCTGGCGGATGCAATAATGGAGTTCAAGGAGGTTCACCCGTTTTTCACAAATTCGATGTTTGTTAGGGCTGTAATCCATATGCTAACTGTTGAGGGGTATGACAATAGTAAAATGGTGTCAAAGATAAAAACGCATGGAGGTGTTCTAAAACAATACAGCAATACACGACAAACGCTTGAGTTTTTAGAGGAGGTTTATAATTTTAAGAACCAAACAAAAATTAGTTTGCGAATGCTTTAATAAAAAAGGCTCACCATAACACGGTGAGCCTTTTTTATTCTCCCCTAAAACACGGCTTTGGCAAAGTTCCGTTTGCCTCTTTTACTCTTGCCGATGCAAAGGATATGTAGTGCGAGAACCTGCGCAACCCGTGCGGCAACTCGCTTTCGACTTGTTCCCAAGCATCTTTCACGCTCTTGCCTTCACTGCACAGTTCGCGCACCCGGCCAAAATAACCGTCGTTTGTCAATAATGCGGCGCGTTTTTCAAAGTCGGTGTCTATCATTCTTTAATAAATTTTTATAATGCACTGGATCGCTTTCAATGTATCTTATTAAGTCCCCTGTTACCATAACCCCATCAAAATCATACCTATCCATTGGCTTGTCGTGGTACGCCCATTTAAGCGCATCATCCAGGGTGCCATCTGCCGCACAGTTTATGATAAACTCCAGCACTTTTTCGCACCTTGACCTCCTTGGTTTAATGTCGGTGTCTGTCATGCTGGTGTATTGTGTTTTACTTTAATCGTATCGCTCGGCGGCTTGCCAGAACAAACAACGTCTTCACCCTTTGCAAAAAAGTCCTTGGTAAATACATTCCGCAGTCGCACACTATTTCTTATCCGTGTTAACTCAAAGTAACATAGCGACAATGCTATTATTGTTGCTGAATTATCAAGCGTTAGATTGTCCAACACAACAAGTACTGAAGCGACGGCAAAAAAGTTTCGGTATTCTATGATAAGTTTTGTCATTCTTCGTATGGTTTTGGTTGCTCAATCGTGTTCGGCAGATCACAAACAACCGTAAAAAAGACCTTGCTCATTGCGCCCTCTGGGCCGTGTTCGCCACACTCCAACACCACTCCTGAAATATCATCCAAAACATACCGCCCATAAGTCAAAACCCTATCCACAAGCCTCAGTTTTGGGTCATCATTCGCGCCAAGCCTTTCATCGCAAAGAGCGACCACTCTAACCTCGCACTTTTCTTTCATAACCTGCAAAGACGCGCTAACTTGACACGGAATATTTGTACCGTCCTCTAGGCACACAAAATGAACGCCGCCCTTATTTAGTAGTTTGTATTTCATTCCCCGCCCAACGTTTTTAAGATGTGAGCGTATCGAATGGCGTTCACTTTGCTTAAATTGTAGTGTTCGCAAATCCAATCCCGGCTTGCCTGCCATTGGCTTGCAATAAAATCCGCATTGTCTGTAAAATGGTCTATTGCCATTTCCCAGCCAGGCTTATGCGCGTAATTCGTCACACAAACACCGCCCGCCAAAGTCGCCTCAATCCAGGCAATGTTACTTTTGGCATCATTAAACTGGTTTTCCTGTAACGGCTTCCACATTAGGTTGATCCCGGCATTCGCAAGCCCCGCCATATAAACCAACGGATCAACCCTGCCAATCTGCTGCGTATTCGCTCCACGCAATTGCCCCGGCTGCCAACCCCAAAAAAACCACCTGCGAAACCTATCCTTGTTTGCTTCAAATTCAGCCACCGCCTCCGGGCTGCAAATGTCCGCCATCTGTTCGCTTGTCCCCCTCCAGCAAACGTGGCCTTTGTACGGCGAAGGATGCGCGGGCAAATCCCTTTCAAGCACAGCGTTTGCCACGACAACACCCCTGCCGTCTCTGGCATCTGCAAAATCCATTAAAGGGTCGGTGGAACACCAAACGCCGTCGGCAAGCGAGTATATTTTGCGGAG